CGGAAGATTTAACATTAAGTTGTGCAAAGGTCAATGACCTACGCACAGCTTATTTTTTTATCAAATACGACGCGGAAAGAAGGTGAAATATTGAGAAAGCAGTTCAGAACGATCGAGTTCGAGGACCGAAAGGCGATCGCGGTCATGTATGCGGACGGCGTTCGGGCCGCCGAAATTGCGGAGCGGATCGGCGTGTCGCCGACTACTGTCTACGCTGAATTGAAGCGCGGCCAGGACGGCGTCACCCTGGACAAGAACCTTCGGTTCAAGTATGACCCCGTTCTGGCCCAGACGCGAGTCCAGGAAGGTCTTCGAAGACGCGGACGCAAGAAAGGAAGTGAAGCGAATGAACCGTAAACCCCTATCTGTTACCCCGCCACGTTCCTTCGGGGCCGCCGCTGGGAAGAAGAAGACCGCCCAGACGTCCCGCCCACACCCCAGAAAACGGGCGCCACGAAGAACTATGACGACGATGAAGACTTCCTGAAAGGACGGTGATCCCGTGGACCCTATCAGGAAAATCGTCGAGAACATATGACGACCTACGTCAACTAAGGAAGGAGCGTGAACCGAAATGAAAACACTGAACGCGCCTGACACCATTTCCGGCAAGGAGGGCCGCGCCTACGCGAAGATCGGCGGGAACAACGAAGAACTGTTTTTCGCGAAGACCATCGAAGCCAATGTCGAAAAAAGCAAGTCGGAAGTGAAGTCGATCGGGAAGCGAATGTCCGGCCACAAGACCACCGGCGGCAACGGAACGGGGTCCATGACCATTTATTACCTGTCGCCACTTTTCCGGAGTATGGCGAAGGAATGGAAGGAAACCGGAAAAGACGTCTATTTCGACATGGTGGTCGAGAACGACGATCAGGAGTCTTCCGCCGGAAAACAGTCGGTCCTTCTGATCGGCTGTAACTTGGATTCCGTGGTCCTGGCAAAGCTGGACGGCGACAGCGACGATCCGCTGGACGAAGACGTCGACTTCACCTTCGAAGACTTCGATGTGTTGAAGCCCTTCACCCAGTTTTAAGTGAAAGTGAGGTAAAAAACAATGGGTAAACTTCAAGAATTTCTTATGGAACAGGAGATCGGCGAGGTCCAGACCGAAGTTGAGATCGCGCCCTTCCCCTTCCCCTTTATCGTCAGGTCGATCACCGAAGCCGAGAACAAGGCGATCCGGAAGACTTGCCAGAAGGTCAGCTTCGACAAGAAAACCAGACAGAAGCAGATCGACACCGACACCGACCTTTACAATAGCCGCCTTGTGGTGGCCTGTTGTGTGGACCCGAACTTCAAGGACGCCGAGTTCCAGGAGAAACACGGCGTTCGCGGCGCCGAAGACCTGATCAACAAAATCCTGAATCCTGGTCAGTACACCGACCTTCTTCTGGCGGTTCAGGAGATCAACGGCTTCACCGACGACGTCAATGATTTGAGGGACGAAGCAAAAAACTAATCACGGGGGGCGGTAATGACGAAGACGCCGACGGTCAGGCCGTCTATGCACATTACGCCCTCCACCGGCTAAAAATCCTTCCTGGAACGCTTCTGGCCCTTCCTATGCGGGAACGGGCCTTTATTTATGCTTCCATCGACCTTCAAATAGAGAAGGAAAAGAAGGAAGCGGCGAAGGCGAAACGGAAGGGCAAGAAAGGCAGGTGATAACGTGGCCGGCGTATCTACACAGTTTTCGATTCAGGACCGAATGACGTCCCGCTTGAACACCATGATCAACGCTTCCGAACGTCTGAACCGGACCCTGGAAAATACGGACCGCCTGACCGATACTGTGGACCCTGGGGCACCCTTCGAAGCGAGCGCGGCGCCGATCGCGGCCGCCGGCCGACAGGTTGACGACTTCAACAACCGCCAGCGTCGCGCCGAGGACGGGGCGAACAAGGTGAAGTCCATCTGGTCCGCTATGGGCGGGATCATCAAAACCGCCCTGGCGTCGTTCGGCGTGAAAAAGGTCCTTGAACTGGCCGACAATATGACAACCACCCGCGCGCGCCTGGACCTGATGAACGACGGCTTACAGACAACGGCGGAACTGCAAGATATGATCATGGCGTCCGCCAACAGGTCCCGCGCCTCATATCAGGCGACGGCTGACGCCGTTTCAAAGCTGGGAGTCAACGCGGCGGACGCTTTTAACAGTTCGAAGGAACTGGTCGCCTTTTCTGAACTGGTGAACAAGACCTTCGTAATTTCCGGCGCCACGGCAGAGGAACAGAAGAACGCCATGTTACAGCTAACCCAGGCTATGGCGTCCGGCGTCCTTCGTGGCGACGAACTTCGCTCCATTTTTGAACAGTCGCCCGTCCTTGTTCAGACGATCGCTGACTATTTGGACGTCCCGATCGGGAAAATCCGTGACATGGCCGCCGAAGGACAGATCACGTCCGAAATCGTAAAAAACGCCATGCTGGCGTCAGCGGACGAAATCAATTCGAAGTTCGCGTCTATGCCTATGACCTTTTCCCAGGTCTGGACGATCGCGAAGAATATCGCCCTGGAAGCCTTTACCCCTGTCCTGACCATGATCGGCCAGGGCGCCCAGTGGATATATGACAACTGGTCCACGATCGCGCCTATCTTCTGGGGCCTGGCGGCCGCCGCGCTTGGCTATGCCGTCGCCCTGGGTATTCAGACGGTGGCGACGTGGATCGCAAACGGAGCCGCCCAGGCGTTCTTCACGACCCTTCTGTCGAACCCGCTTTTCTGGATTGCCCTGGCGATCGGCGTCGTCGTGGCGCTGATCTATAAATGGGTCCAGTCTGTCGGGGGAATCAAAGTGGCGTGGCTGATCGCCTGTAACGCGATCCTGACCGCCTGGGACTGGGTGAAAATCGGCTTCATGACCGGCGTTTACTGGGTCATGGATATGTGGAACAAGCTACAACTGGCCTTCTACACCGCCGGCGTGAATATTCAGAACTTCATGGGCGACATGAAGGCCGGCGTCCTGATGATCCTTCAAAATATGGTCAACGGGGCGATTGACATTATAAACGGCTTCATCAATACCCTGAACAAGATTCCAGGCGTCAACATCGGCCTGATCGAACAGGTGACGTTCGGAACGACCGCACAGCTTGAAAATGAAGCCGCGAAACAAGCCAGAGCGGCCGACCTGGCCGCCTACCAGGACCAGATCAATTCCCAGATTGCAGACCGCGACGCCGCCCTGGGCGCCATGAAGTCCGAAGCGCGCGCCGCCACGGCCCAGCGTGACGCAGAGATAGCGGCCGCAAAGGCCGAAGCCGCCGCCGCTGGGAGTGGGAACAACGAACCGGACTGGGCGGCCTATGCCGCCGGCGCCGGCGATATTGGAAACGTGGGACACGTCGGTTCTGTCGGTTCCGTGGACGAAGACGTCAACATAGCCGAAGAAGACTTGAAGTTCCTTCGCGACGTGGCCGAAATGCGCTATGTTCAGAACTTTGTGACTCTGACACCGACCGTCGCTGTGGACGCCAAAATCAGCGAGAAGGTCGACGTCGACGACGTCGTCAGCCGGATCGAAAGCAAGCTGGAAGACGAATTTTCAGCCGCCGCCGAGGGGGTGTATGCCTGATGAAGAACTACGGAATGACACTGATCGTCGAAGGGCGGGAAATCACAATTCCCGTCCTCCCCGAAAAGTTGAAGGTGACTTCCCCTGGCAAGAACGAAACCACGACCGTTTTAGAACTGGGCGAAGTCCTGATCCTTCGAAAGAAGGGCCTTCGGACCTGTGCCTGGGACAGTTTCTTCCCTGTGAATGACGCGCCCTTCGTCACCGGCCGGATCACGGACCCGCTTGAAGTTGTCCAGGCTATTCAGAAGGCGCGCGACAAAGAAAGCCCGATCCGCTTCCTGATCACAGGAACAGACCTGGACATCAACGTCCGAATGGGCGTGGAAACCTTCGACTATGAAGAGCGCGCCGGCGAACCAGGCGACTTCTATTATTCGATCAAGCTGTCCGAATGGAAAGACTATTCGGCCCGTCGGATCGTCCTTCCGGTCGTTCTGACGAAAAAGGCTATGGCCCAGGAGCCGCCGCGCGCCGGATCGCCGCCGGCCGCCGCCGCGAAGACCTACACCGTGAAGAAGGGCGACTGTTTGTGGAATATCGCGAAGACGTTTTATGGCAAGGGAAGCGACTACACAAAGATTTACAACGCGAATAAAGGGACAATCGGGAGTAACCCGAACCTGATCTATCCTGGTCAGGTCTTCACGATCCCATGAGCATTTCAATTTTGTACCAGAACAACGTGACCGGCGACGCCTTCGACATTACGACCCTGTGCGCCGCCGCGAAGTGGTCGACGAAACGGTCCGGTTCCCCCGCTTCCCTGGAACTGACCGTAATCGCCGACGACGCTGTGGCCTGGACTCACGGCGGGATCGTCGTCGCGAAAGACGGCGCCGACGGCCTGTTTTAAGAAAGGAAGGTTCAAAGGTGAAAATTTATGATTACAACGGCAGAAAGAATATGAGCGGGGACAGAATCCGCATGGCGCGGCTGAAAAAACGACTATCACAGGACGCCATGGCGGCAAAAATGCAGGTCAGCGGCGTCACGATCGAGCGGGACAGCATAAGCCGAATTGAGATCGGAACGCGCTTCGTCCCCGACTATGAAATACCTATCTTTGCTTCGGTTCTGGGTGTAAAAGTCGAATGGCTACTTACGTTCGAAGACGATGAATGATCCACAGGCCGAGCGGCTTGTGGTTTTTTTGTTTTTCCCCTCTTGACATTACGTTCAAATGGTCGTAATATAAAATTACATAAGGCAGATGAAAGGCGGCGTCCACATGAAATCCGGAAGCACAAAAAGCGAAACGAAGGTCGCGCGCTTGCGCTGTAAACTAAGGCTTACCCAGGCCGACATGGCCGAAAGGACCGGCCTGAATATTCGGGCATACCAAAAGTTAGAAAGCGGCGAGCGTGACATAGAAAAGGCTTCCCTGGCTGTGGCCCTTCGGATCGCCGACGCCCTGGGCGTACACCCGCGCGAACTAATCTAAGCCAGGAACACGAAGGTCCCACCCTTGCCGAGCGGCAAAGGCGGGACCTTTTTTCTGTCAAAAGGGGGAAACACGATGAAGCGACGCAGATTCAAACACTTGACATGGAACGACCGCCTTCGGATCGAAGCCTTCCTGAAATGCAAAAAGTCCGTTCAGGAAATAGCCGACGAAATCGGCGTCCACCGAAACACGATCTATAACGAATTGAAACGCGGCCGGTATATCCACACCAATTCAGACCTTACCGAAGAAGAACGGTATAATCCGGACGGCGCCCAGCGCGCCTATGAAGAACACCTGGCCGCGAAGGGGCCTGGTCTGAAAATCGGCAAAGATCATAAACTGGCCAAGCATATCGAACAGCGGATCGTCGAACAAGGATATTCGCCGGCGGCCGTCCTGGGAGAAATCAAAGAACAGGGGCTTCCGTTCAATACGACGATATGTGAAGCGACGCTGTATTCGTACATAAAGAAGGGCGTGTTCCTGAATCTGGAAAGCTCCCACCTTCCCAACGGAGGAAAGAAGAAGCGTTCCTATAACAAGGTCCGAAAGGTCGCCGCCAGGAAAGCCGCCGGAACGAGCATAGAGGAACGGCCGGCCGAGATCGACAGCCGCGACGAAGTGGGCCACTGGGAAATGGACTGTGTCGTCGGGAAAAGAGGGACGAAAAAAACACTTCTGGTCCTGACCGAGAGAAAGACGCGGAAGGAAATCATAATTCCGATGAAGGACCAGACGACCGGAAGCGTCGTCGCCGCGCTGGACAGGCTTGAAAGGAAATATGGATCACTTTTCAGCAAAGTATTTCAAACGATTACAGTTGATAACGGTTCGGAGTTCGCCGACGCCGCAGGAATTGAAAAGTCCTGTCGCCGGAACGGCAACAGGACAAAGGTTTATTATTGTCACCCTTATTCTTCATACGAACGCGGATCAAACGAATGTCTGAACAAAATGATCCGCCGCTGGTTCCCGAAAGGGACCGACTTCCGGAAGATTACGAAGGCGGCGATCCAGGCCGTCGAAGACTGGATGAACAGCTATCCCCGCGAAATACTGGGCTTCCGAACGGCCGACGCCGTCTTCGCGGAATGTGCCGCCGCCCTGGTCTAAACTTTTTTAAGGTTTTTTACAATTTAATCTTGACTTTTGCG